ATGAAGATTGCCGACACACTACTAAAAGAGAAACAAATTCAAGGAAAAGAGAATGCTAACCGACAGAGAACTCCAAATGATCTTCAGCAAGTTCAACGCACAAATGGAGCCGCTGGTTCGCCAAGTGCAGGAACTCCAGGCCAAGGTGGAGGCTTTAACTAATGAGCAAGAAGGATCCGCGCCTCGCACGCGTAGGCGTAAGCGGGTACAACAAACCGAAGAGAACGCCCAACCATCCCACTAAATCGCATGTTGTAGTTGCGAAACAAGGTGATAAGATCAAAACAATTCGTTTTGGTCAGCAGGGAGTTAAAGGTGCAGGCAAAAACCCTAAAACCGCAAAGGATAAAGCGCGGAAGAAGAGTTACTATGCCCGACACAATGCTCAGGACGCAAATCCCAGTAAGCTATCTGCGCGTTATTGGTCGCATAAGGTCAAGTGGTAATGGCTAAGGGTGTTAAACATTACAAGCGTGATGGCACTAAATACAAAGGTGGCACACACAAAATGCCAGATGGGTCACTCCATTCTGGTAAGACTCATGGTAAAACGTCGGTAAAACTATTTCATTTTGACGATCTCTCACAGAGAGCAAAGGAGAAAGCAATGCCTGGTTATGGAATGAAGTCAATGAAGCCCAAGAAGAAAAAGCCTGCACTACCTAAGCGTGGTCAGCGCACAATGACTAATCGAAAGAAGAAGAAGTAGTCATGCCTAAGGCAAAGGCAAAGCCTAAAAAGAAAAGCACAATACCTGCGAACGTAAAGAACAAAGCGCTTTACTCGCGGGTAAAGTCTGAGGCTAAACGCAAGTTTGATGTGTACCCCTCAGCGTATGCTAACGCTTGGTTAGTTAAGACCTACAAAAAACGTGGTGGCACTTATGGCTAAAACGAAAGGCGGTCTTACTAAATGGTTTAAAGAAGAGTGGGTTGACGTTAAGACTGGCAAGCCTTGTGGTCGCAAGTCTGCCAAGAAAAGTAAGCGTCCTTACCCTTCTTGTAGGCCAAAAGCGGTAGCGGCTAAGATGACTGCGGCAGAAAAACGATCATCGGCAAAGCGCAAGACTGGCCCTGCTAAGATCAAACATGCTGTAACAGCATCAGGTCGTCGCAGGAAGACAACCAAAAAAGCCTGACATTTTTTAAAAACCGTGCTACAAGGCACATAATCAACGAAAGAGAAGAGGGAATTTATGACACCTGAACTTGAAGAGTACTTTAACAACTACAACGAACTGTTTAACCACGCTGGATTTAAGCAGTTAGTAGAAGAGTTAGCTAACAATGCAAGGCAGTTAGCAGACCTTCAGACAGTTAAAGATCAGGAGGAGTTGTTCTATCGCAAAGGCCAGGTTGCCGCTCTAGCTACAGTAATCAACTTAGAAGCAACGATTACTGCGGCGCGAGACCAAGCCGAAGCGGAGCAACAAGAAGAGTTAGATGTATAAGATATATGACTTCCGTTGTGAAAACGGTCATGTATTTGAAGAGATGGTAAGCAAAGGCATTACAACCAGTAGGTGCGGTTGTGGTGCCAATGCTACTAAAATGCTGTCAGCGCCTAAGTGCGTACTCGACGGATCTAGTGGGGACTTTCCAGGTCGCCACATGAAGTGGGTACGGGAACATGAAGAAGCCGGCAGAAAAAGTAAATCTCCAAACGGAGTTTAATTATGTCTAGAGCAACGATGCTTGATCCGCACCTTGAAGAGGAGAATGCGGAAAACATCGAAAACGAAGTCCAAGAGACTCAGCAGGCTGATGCAGAGGAATCTGTTGATGCCGTTGAGCAGACTCAAGACGCGGTAGAGACTGACACTGACAACGATATTCCAGAGCAATACCGAGGTAAATCTCTGAAAGAAGTTGTTCAGATGCACCAAGAAGTTGAAAAGGTGATGAGTCGGCACTCTAACGAGGTCGGTGAGCTTCGTAAGATAGTGGATGAGTACATTACGGCTCAAACACCATCGCCAGCACCTCAACAGAATGTTGAGCCTGAAAGCGATATTGATTATTTTACGGATCCTCAAGGAGCTGTTAACAGAGCAATTGAGAACCATCCTAAGATTAAAGAGGCCCAGAAATACACTGAGGACTACAAGAAGCAAGCGGCGTTAGCGGCTTTGGGTAATAAACACCCAGATATGCAAACAATTCTTGCTGATCCGAAGTTCGCAGAGTGGATCGGGGCATCAAAGATTAGGACTCAATTATTTGTAGAAGCCGACCAACAGTACAATGCTGACGCGGCTGATGAACTGTTTTCTCTCTGGAAAGAAAGAAAGACAGTTGCACAGCAAACCGCTAATGTTGAAAAACAGGTGCGTAAGCAACAACTACGGGCGGCTAATACAGGTAAAGCTAGAGGCAGTGCCGAGTCAACCGCAAGAAAACAGTATCGCAGGGCCGACATCATTAAACTGATGAAAACTGACCCCGAGCGTTACCAAGCCCTGTCAGGTGAAATCCTTCAGGCATACGCAGAGGGTCGAGTCAAATAATCTGAAAGGAGATTGACATGGCTACTGCAACTTATCCAGGCGCGGCTGGTAATACCGCGAAGACAGAAGCGGATACTTTTATCCCCGAGATTTGGTCGGATGAAATCATTGCCGCTTATCAAAAGAACCTGAAGATGGCTCCGCTTGTTAAAAAGCTTGCCATGACAGGTAAGAAAGGCGACAAGCTTCACATTCCTAAGCCCGTTCGTGGTGATGCGAATGCTAAAGCGGCTGACACTGCGGTTACTATCATCGCAAACACCGAAGGCGAATTGACAGTTGATATCGACCGTCACTTCGAGTACTCACGTCTTATCGAAGACATCGTAGAAGTTCAGGCTCTTTCAAGCCTCCGTCAGTTCTACACTGAAGATGCGGGTTACGCGCTTTCAGTGCAGGTTGACAATGACCTTCATGCGGCGGGTACTGGCTTTGGTGACGGTGGTGCTGTTGTATTCAGCCCAGCGGCTACTGACTATCAGCACACTGGTTGTTTCTTTAATGACGGCGGTACTACTACTCAGTACACTGACGACACTATGGTAGCGGCTGACGTGTTCACTGATGCTTTCTTCCGCGACATGATCCAGAAGCTTGATGACAACAACGTACCTATGGACGGACGTTCGCTTGTTATTCCTCCTTCTGTTCGTAACACCATCATGGGTATTGATCGTTACGTGTCTTCTGACTTCGTATCAGGTCAAGCTGTGAACTCCGGTCTTATCGGAAACTTGTACGGTGTAGACATCTACGTTTCAGCTAACTGCCGAACTATCGAAGCGGCGGCTGACAACACAGCGTCTTCTATCGACACTCGCGCGGCTCTCCTGTTCCATTCTGACGCTATCGTCATGGCAGAACAGCAGGCTGTACGTTCACAGACTCAGTACAAGCAGGAATACCTCTCAACTCTGTACACGGCTGACTGCCTGTACGGTGTTCAGGTATACCGTCCTGAAGCTGGTTTCGTACTCGCAATCGCTGAGTAATGATGCCTGGCCCCCTTCGGGGGGCTTTTCTTCTTTGTACATAATTCTGCTATAGGAACCTCAGATGTCTAACTACACTAAGACCACAGACTTTGAAGCAAAAGACTCGTTGCCCACGGGCGATTCAGGAAAGATTATTCGGGGTTCTGAATTTGAAACCGAGTTCGATGCAATCTCTACAGCCATCGCAACTAAAGCAGATACCGCAGGGCCTACGTTTACCGGAACCCTGACCTTTGAAACTATTTCTGATGGAACCATTGGTGTTACTGCATTCGTTGATGAAGACGATATGTCGTCCGACAGTGCAACTTTGGTTCCTACACAGCAGTCCGTAAAAGCGTACGTTGACTCACAAGTCACTGCACAAGACCTAGACTTCCAAGCTGACTCTGGTGGTGCGCTTAGTATTGACCTAGACAGCGAAACCATGACCTTTACAGGCGGCACTGGTATTGATACGTCTGGCTCAGGTAATGCTGTTACCTTTGCTATTGACTCTACCGTTGCCACACTGACTGGCTCACAAACACTTACTAACAAGACGTTGACATCTCCTGTATTAAACACAGGTGTATCAGGTACGGCTGTACTTGACGAAGACAACATGGCGTCTAACTCAGCTACACAACTTGCTACCCAGCAATCTATTAAGGCATATGTTGATAGCCAAGTTGGTGCTAACAACGAACTATCTGAGATTCTAGCCAACGGAAATACAACAGGCGGTACAAACATTGTCTTTGGCGACAGTGCAAGCGTATCTGATGATCGCCTGGTATTCGGCGCTGGCAGTGACCTACAGATCTACCACTCAGGCACTCACAGCTACATTGATGATGCTGGCACTGGAAACCTTACGCTTCGTGGTAATGCGTCAGTAAGAGTTGAGAAGTACGAAGGCGAAGTCCTAGCTGACTTTGCGGCAGACGGTGCTGTCTCTCTGTACCACGACAACTCAGTCAAGATTGCAACGACTTCTACAGGTGTAAGTGTTACAGGCAATGTTGCCGTAAGTGGTACTGTAGACGGACGTGACATTGCTACTGATGGTACAAAGCTAGATGGTATAGAAGCTTCAGCAGACGTAACGGATACAGCTAATGTTACAGCCGCTGGTGCGTTAATGGACTCAGAGGTTACTAACCTTGCACAGGTTAAGGCATTTGACTCTGCTGACTACGCTACTGCGGCACAAGGCACAACTGCTGACTCTGCAATGCAAGATTTGGTAGATGACACTACGCCACAGCTAGGTGGTGATCTTGCGTCTAATGGCAATGACATCCTGTTTGCTGACAGTGACAAGGCTATCTTCGGTGCTGGCTCTGACCTACAGATATATCACGATGGTAGTCATAGCTATGTGCAAGACGCAGGCACAGGTAATTTAATACTTAAAGGCTCACACCTTAACTTGCGAGATGCTAATAACGATTTGTATTTAGAAGCATTGCAAGACGGTGCTGTTACTATTCGTTACGACAATGCCATCAAACTAGCCACCACCTCCACAGGCATCGACGTAACGGGTACTGCTGTAACCGACGGCCTTACCGTAGCAGGCAACGTCTCCATCGACGGCGGCACAATCAAGCTGGATGGTAACTATCCTACGGGTACAGATAACGTAGCGTTGGGTAATACTGCGCTAGATAGCGTTGCTTCTGGCGGAGCTTACAACGTAGCTATTGGTAATGCGGCTGGCACAGCAATTACCACTGGTGATAAAAACATCTTTGTTGGTTGGAACGCAGGAGACGCTACTACTACAGCAAGTAATAACGTTGGTATAGGTGCTGAGGCACTAACTGCTAATACTACAGGCACT